TTTCAAACGCAGATATAGCTTTTGATATTTCAACGACAGACCCCCAACCAGTGCCTTTTGGATCACCTTTGGCTGTCAATGCAGTGCCTATAAAATCACCTTCTGGTGATATGATTTGGTGACTTCTATCACCATAGGTTTCGTCATATATACGCAACCATATAGCTTTTTCTGCTGGCAATTCTAACTCAGATAATTTTTTATTTGATATGGCTTGGATGACTGCGCGGTCTTTTTCTTTAGGAAATACCGTAAAAGCGCGATCCATCATTTCATTGCTAAACATAGTGTCTTGCTGGTTAGACATAATGTCTAAAACGCGCTCACCCAAACTAACATTCATATACCAATCTTTTTGCGGTGACAAAGCCGCCAACACACCAGCTATGGATGCGTCTGGTACATTATATTTTTCTGACCACCTATCAGTAATTGCTCTAGCGCCATCGTACCAAAGCTTTGACCTTTCCCTAGTTTGCTCTGGAACCTTATCAAAGATCCAAAGCAAATTGTTTTTAGCATGTTCAATAAAAGCTTCGCTTGCCTCTTCTGGCGGCAATGCGGCTTCAGCGTCTGTCATGTTTGGATAGTTTTTAACTATGCCAACATTATGTTCAAACACGACAGGGTCTGCCTTAACTTCATCAAGACCTATTTGCAACGGCTGTGCAATAGGATCGTCTGTTGCGCCTTTAGCTGTTGGCAAGCGCGTTGATATTCTGTTGGGGTTAGCCTCAGTCTGTGTAGTGCCGCCCATCAGCTTCTGAGCGCCTACAATAGCCTCATCGACTATCTGAGTAGGATCTACACCCATACCTAATGTAACGCCACTCTTGGCGTCCTCTAGCCGGGCTGGTGCGCCTGCCGCATAATCGGCAACAGCGCCAGCCCCGGCCTTGGCAACCTTCGGCGCAACAAGCCCCATAGACGCAAACTCGCCAGCCAGATAACCGCGCTTCATTGCCTCTTTAGTTTCATCGTCAATTGGCAATTTGTCTACAACGCCGCCAAACAATTCGCCTGCTTTTTCAGATCCTATCGCGCCAGATATAGCGCTAAACCCTTTTCCAAACTCTTCAACGCCTTGCCCCTCTTCGGCTAGCAATGCTTTCAGACCACCATACAATAATGCGGCAAGATCTTGCGGCCCAGTAACCAATGCACCCGGCACACCTGCCAATGCGCCAGCTTGTGTGCCGCCAACCTCTTTTTCAGTAACAGGCGCATCAGCCGCCTCAGACAGCGCGTAGATATCACGATAGCCACCGGGGCCAAGCGCTTGCATTTGATCCATAGCGACAGTTTCATCAAACATCCGGCGCAGGCGATAGTTGCCGTTTTCATCGCGCACAGTTTCAAGTTCGCCGCCACTCTCAGCGGCGATCATTGTGTTCAATTGTTCTTGTGCTATGTCTGTCATTGTTCTAGCGCCGCTCTAACTCTCTTGACGTTTGATATAGCGTCAAGCAACTCATTGTGTTTGTTTTGGTGGGTGTCTGGACTACTATCAAGAATAGACGATGATTGATTTATAAGCGCATTAAGATCATCCTCTGTATCAGTTTTGGCGCTTGCCATCCCAAGTTGGTCTTTTTTAATTTTGTTAACGACACCTAACGCGGCACTTAATTCATCCTTTAAACGCTTTTGAATATTGCCCTTTTCAATAAAATTATCAGCCCACGCAATCCTATCTAATTTTGGGTTGTCTCTGATTGCCTCATCTAATTCTACCATACCCTGCATTACAAACTTTGCCGCTTCACTGCGCTCACCAGTTGGGTCTAGCGTTAACATGCCAAGGTCAGCAACACCAAGTGCATTCTTAATTCTGTCAATGGCCTGCTTTCTTAGGCTGTCTCTGTTTGTCTTTACGACAGTCAAATAATTTCTAGCCGTTTGCAGAGTAAGTTTTCTCTCTGACCGGGCTTTTAAAATATCATCAACAGTTAGGAAACCATCCATTCCCTTTTGATCAAGAGCAAGCACGGTATCAAGATCATCAAAGCCACCCTTGACAAAATATGCTTCATTAAATTTTGACGCCTCATCTGGGTCAAGATCCCGTAGTTGCACTATCTTTGCCCTGACATCTTCATCTTCAGCGGTGCCGTTAATCAAAGCCTCAGTCAAGTCGGCCTTTAGATCTCGTATTTGATTTTTGCGCTGGCGTTCAGCCCGTGCCTCTATTGCGGCGTCTTTTGCGTAAAAGTCATTGACGGCAGTGTTTGCCCGTCTAAAGGCTTGAAGCCTTTGATCCGCATCAAGCGACATCATAACTGTTGCCACTGCGTTATCTGTGACCTTTATCTTGCCAGTCGTAATTGTGTCTAAAATCTCTTGGCTGTTTTTTAGTGGGTTTCGCAACACATACTCAGACACAATGTTTAGTTGTGCTTCGCTAACCGCCTTGTCAAAATTTTCAAGCCCACTGGTCAATGCTGTTGGATCTTCAATAGAGTTAGCAAAGGTGACCAGCTTTGTTTTTTCATTCATTACAATGCCAAGCATTTCTTCCGGGCCTTTAGATGCCGCGTTAGATACTTGCTGGCCTATGTTATCAACAATCTGATCAATGCCCTGCTTGGCTATATATTCGGCTTGCTTCTCAGCTTTTTCTGCCATCATCTTAATGTGTGATGTGTAGGCAGAGTTGCCCAGTGATGACAGGCTCAGTCTTAATTTAGCGCCTGACGATGGGTCAACGTCAGACATAGCGCCGCTAAACCCATTGATGACGCCGTCAATCTGTTTTTGAAAATCAATGATGTTTGTGTAATTCAAAAACCCATCATTGGATATATTGTTGATTGCATCACGCGCCGCTATTTCCAGATTGTTTTGCACAGTGTCTAATGCGGCCTGACGTTCTGCCCGGCCCCGGACAGTGTCTGTCCCACCGGGGATCAATGCCTCTCTGGCAGATGCGTCTTGTGCTTTTAATAGGTCTGCCGCGCTTGGCGCGTTAGCCGCGCCAAACTCAGCGCCCTCAATCTTTGCTTGTGTTTCGTATTGCTGAAAAGCAAAACGTGACATCTGGTCAAGTGACTGCGCGATGTTCTGCGCCACCCGCGCCTGCGCTGTGCCAGTAGCCACAAAGTTGACGCCGGGCAGAGATGCTACACCAACGCCCAGCGGTCTGTATTGTGTAGATCTAGCCATTACCCAATACTCGCTTTCATCATCAAGCCAGAACCAAACGTGCCAATAGCAGACGCTATGCCGCCCTCTTTAGCCGCCCGTGCTTGCAACATAAACTGATCAGCCTGCATGTAGCCGCCACGCAACGCTATAATCTCGTTGTTCTTAACGGTGTATAATTCTTTAACGCCCTTGGCTCTTGCGGCTTTTTGCAAGTTGTCTACATTGCCCAAACCAATGCCGCCATATGCGTTAATGGTGGCCGCTGTTGATAGCATGTTATCTAACACAGCAACGGCTTGTTGCTTTTGTTTGATAGCCTCTTGTTGGGCTTGCATTCTGGTGTAACCAGCCTGCGCCTTTAGCCCGGCCTCTTGTGCCAGACCGCCCCGGTATTGCATGTAAGCGCTAGCACCCGCTAGCGCTAATCCTATTGGCCCTAATGCCGCACCACTCATTGTCCCGCGCTCACCTTATAATCAATGCCAAGCAGTGTCATTTTCAGCGGCACCTCTTGACCAATTGTTATCTGACCATCGTATGTATAACCTAACATAGAATGTAGCGTTTTGATACCAGTGTAGTCTGGCACCGCACCGCCAAGCACACCCGTGCCAAATTGTCTAAACGGCACAAGCTTACCATCAATAGTTAGCGACTGTGTTTCAAACAATTCAGCGTTGACCTCAAAGATGCGCTTCTTAAAGCCTTTCAGTGATCCGCTTGACAGGCGCGGCTCAACTGGCAGGGTCTTAATCTCCGGCGTAAAATTCAAGCCAACCTGATAGCTTGTTGTGGCGGCTGTGGCAAACGTAATAGTAAACGGGCTAATGCCAACCGTCTGGTCAGGCTCAATGATGCCATCGCGGATAATCTTGACTGTTTCACCCTCAAGGTGCGCCATAGTAACAGACGCCGCCGCGCCGCCTGTCTTGGCGCAATCAATCAACACATCAGCGTCAAATAATTCAACATAGTATCTGTCTGTGGCACCGATAGTAAAATCAACGTCTGTCAACCTGACGGCATCGCTAGATGTAATTGTCAAGTTGCTACCGCCAGACACTGTGCGCGTGATGGCAACAACATTAGCCGCTGGGTTTGGTGCGCTATACGCCGCAACAGAATTGATTGCAGTGGCTAAGTTGTCGGCTACTTGATCATTTGTTAGTGCGCCGCCAACTTGAAACTCAAGATCTGTTGTCGGGGTGCCAGTCACCGCCGTGAATGTTGTTGATGTCCCGGCGTTGTCTGTTAGCACAATAGTTTCGCTAGCCGCAATGTTAGCCGCATCAGTGACTGTGATAGTGGCTGTTGCATATGGCTGAACCGTGCGCTTAACCACAGTATAAATATCATCAACGTCAACGCCGATATTTAAAAACTCGCCATCAGTTGTCCACTCTGACGGCGCAATCACGTTTTGACTGCGTAGCAATGTATAGCAGGCGATACTGCCGTCATCGTCATTTACAATCATCAGGCGGTCACCCTCATCAGTACCAGTCGAAACACGCACCGCCATTTCGCCGGGTGACTTTAGCAAGTGCGATGACAGCAGAGATATTTTGGCTGACGTGTAGGCTTGCACCGTGTCGCTGTAAATAAACTCTTGCAGTGACTTGCCCTGACGCTGAATGAACAGCGTTGAACCGTCCACGTTTTGTAGCCTGATGCCGGGCTTCATGCCAAACGCTGTCTGTTGCTTCACGATCATGTTGCTTGGCGTGATCGGCTCATCCAGCGCTTGCGGGACATAGAACTCAGCGCCAGTGGTGAATACCTGCAAGTGACGCCCTGAGTAAATATCAACAATGGCATTAAAGGTTCCAGTGTCCAACGTGGCCTCAACCCCGGCATCGTCAAGCGCCTCGCCCGGATCAAAGTTAAAAAAATCAGACACCCGGCTACCCCACAAGGTTGATGGACGCGCTTTACTGCCACCAAAATACAAACGCCCTTCATGAAACGTAACACTGCGAGGCCAGCCGCGTGTGGATGACCAAACATTTTCGTAACCGTGTTCACTGTTCCAGTTGCCTTTGGTGATGCCGTTAGTATCGAAAAACGGTATCTCAACATATGCTTTCATGACAGTGGCGCTAACAAACTCAACATACCGCGCACGTCCAAAACCGTTGTCAACGACAGCGTATTCACCAACAGCCGCGTCACTAAATGCCTCTACCTTGTACTGTGATGTGTTGTCTGGCGCTGTGTCCCAAGCCGGATAAACTGTAAGAACTTTAGTTGAACCAACGTAATCCTCAACGTGGCGCTTTTGGCCTGACCCGGTGCCAGCGGTAATTTCAATAAACATGCCATTCGGCTCATCGTCTAACGTAAAACTACTGGACGATTTTAGTGTGATTGTATTACTAGACCCAGCCTGCGCCGTGCCAGTGTCTGTCGTTATAGCGCTGGCCGTGATGGTAATGTTGCCAGTTACGGCTGACGGCGTAATCGTAAATTGTGGACTATGCACGTCAAATTCAAACGCATGTTTTGGGATATGGTCAAAATCAATCGTGCTTGCCGTCCAGTCAGCATCAGTCGCGCCGCGCACAATCTTTATTGGCTCAAGATCTTCATGCACAACAATCACTGTGTCGGCTGACTGTACCCAATTCATTTGCGGTATGATTGAACTGGTCAACGCCGCCACATCAAGATAATCATTAGCGCCGCCGTTAATCGCCGTAATTTGTGTGCCGTCTTTAAATATATACATCTTGGCAGGCGTAAACACCAACATGTAACTGTCACTGACACTAAACTCAAACGGCACCATCCGCACAGCCGTGCCAGCGCCGCTGTCTAACTCAGCAATAAATTTGGTGCCGTCCCGGCGTTTGGCCCCGCCTTGCGGCTGGATACTGACATTACGCGCTGTGGTCAGGCCGGACTGATACTGATCAATGTCAGTCCGGGCGCGAAGCTTTGGGTCTAACTCGCCGCTAGTAAAGTCATTTTGGATCTGAATAATCCGGCTCATGCTAGAACCTTATGTCAGAGATGGGAAACTCTTGAATAGTCTGCGCCGGGCGATCTGCGCCGTCAATGTTGATGGCAACGCGCATCAAGCCACCCCGCATGTTTTCCGCTGGCGCACCGTATGCTTTCTGATGATAATAGTCGGCCTTAGTAATCTGGTCTGTCACTGGTTCGGCAAACTCAGCCGCCAACGCTGTTTTTAGCAGGCGCACAAAATACGGCGGGAATACGGCCTCAGTTGGCCTAAACTGGTAGTCAATCCAAACATCCTCGTAATTTGTAAAAAGACCAAGGTTGTAAATTTCAAAATCACGCACGGGGTCTGCGCCAACCGCGTCAACATTAAAAAGCGCTTTTGGGTTGCCAAGTATGTCACCCGGCAATGCGTAGTTATATTTCCATTCATTAGTGGGTGTGCTAACCAAACGCGCTAACTTAACTTTTTTAACAGACCAGCTAAATGGGTACTGCATTAAAATAGTGTCGCGGATATCGTCATACAGACTGTCAGCGACCTGCGCTTCATCTGTACCTGTCGCAAATGACGAAAGGGGCGCGGCCCCCAACATAATCAATGCCTCAGAACATATAGATAGTTTGGTATCGCCCTGCGCCATTTACTAACTCCAAAAAGTGTAAGGGGGGCGGGCTTGGCCCGCCCCTCTAGGGATTAGTCAGCGTCAGCGACAGATACTGCCGTGCCGTCTGATACATCAACAACACCAGATGCGTTTGACAGGACAACAACAATTGACATTGTTGGTGTAGCGCTGTCGCGCACAAAGATGATGTCG